GCGATAGATGCCATCAGTTTAGTTACTGCCCCAGCTATTGAACAAGATTTTGTATACTTTAATAAATCTAAGAACAATTTAACTTTAGCTAAAATAGATGAGGAAAAGAGAATGGTGGTGTCCCCAGCCCTGATCCCAAACAAGCAAATCTATAGGTATGATGCTCAGACGGATAGTGACTACTATGTATACTTTTCGCCAGAAACTGTAAGAAAAGCCAGTGAGTTATACTTAAAACATAATAATCATCATAAAGCTACATATCAGCATCAAGATAGAGTAAGTGGTGTGCTTACAGTTGAAAGCTGGGTAAAGGAAGGTGATATGGATAAAAGTAAACTTTATGGATTTGACCTCCCTAATGGCACATGGTTTGTTAAAATGCGTATAGATAATGACGAGCTATGGCAAAAGATAAAAGAAGGTGAGCTAAAGGGCTTAAGTATAGAGGGCTATTTCACAAATCGTTTTGAAGCTATGCAAGAAAAACAAGAACCAACAAACGAAGAAATACTAAAAGCTTTGAATGAAATAATCAAAGAAATCAAATAAATAATTAACTAATATATATATTAAAAAAAAGAACCTATGGATTTAAAAGAACAAATTTTAGTAGCTCTAGGACTTAACAAGGAAGAAGAAACTAAGTTGGGTTGGCAGGGCAAATCTGAGGACGGTACAATGTTTGTATCTACAGCGGAAGAGTTAGAAGCTGGTGTGGATATATCTGTATTGACTGAAGACGGGAGTACAATATTATTACCTACAGGAAACTACTCTACTGATGAGTTAAGCTTTACTGTAGAAAATGAAGGTGTAGTAAAAGAAGTGATGCGTAAAAAGAAGGATGAAGAAGAAGAAGAAGAAGAAGAAGAGGATAAGAAAAAAGAAGAAATGACAGCAGATGAAGCTTATGAAAAAGCTGAATTTGAAGATAAAGATGATGAAGATAAAGATAAGAGTAGATATGCTGAAGATTTCCCTGAAACACCAGCTGAAAAAGCTGACTGGGCGAAAACTTATGAAGAGATGAAGGACAAGGTGAAGAACCTAGAAGATGCTGTAGCTGATATCAAAGCTAGAATAGGTGAAACTGGTGATAAAGAAACAATGAGTGAGGAAGTAAAAGAAGAAAAAACAGAATTATCTTTAGAAGAATTAAAAGAAGAAAACATTAAGTTAAAAGAGGAATTAGCTAAAACACCAGCTGAAGCCCCTTTAAACACAAATAAATTTAGCTCAAGCAAAGCACCTATAACAAGAGGGCAATACAATAAACTAAGTGCTAGAGATAAGTTTTTACACGATTTAAACAGATAAAATATTAACTAAATTAAAAATTAAAAATTATGGCTTTTAACGTAACATCAAATTTTAGTGGTAAAGCGGCAGGATTTTATATCTCGGCAGCACTAAAACAAGCGATTTCATTAGATTTTATAACATCTATTGAAAACATTAAATTTAAGAGTAACATTCAGAAGATGGCAGGTTCAGGCGTAGTGAAGGATGCAACATGTGACTTTACTGATGCTGGTACTTTGGCTCTTACTGAAAAAGTATTGACACCAAAGAATCTACAGATTAACTTAGACCTTTGTAAAAAAACATTATTATCATCATGGGAGGCTCTTGAAATGAGAGCTGGAGCTGGTGCCCCACCACCTGTATCTTTTGAGGATTATGTAATATCTTACATGGGTGAGATTATTGCTAATGCAACTGAAACATCTATCTGGAGTGGTGCAGCTGCTAACAATGGAGAGTTTGAAGGATTTTTAACTGCTACTACAGGAGCTTTTGCTGTAGATGGTACTGTAATATCTTCAACTGCATCAGCTGCTTATTCAGCTGCAAATATTGTAGCAAACTTACAAACTTTAACAGCTGATATGGCTGCTAATATTTCACCTCTTTTAACTAGAGATGATTTATATATATACATGAATGCTAAAACTTATGCTTTCTATGTATCAGCTATATCTACATTAGGATACTTAAATGCTTACAACATGGGTACTGATTATGTTCCTGTATTTGAAGGCTACAAGATTGCTGTTTGCCCTGGAATGGCTGACAATCAAATGGTTGCTGCCGAGAGAGGAAACTTATTCTTTGGTACTGACCTTTTAAGTGATCATACTAGAATTACTATCATGGACATGGCTAACCTAGACGGTTCTGACAACATGCGTTTGGTAGCTAGGTACTCTGGTGGCGTTCAGTTAGGAGTAGGTGCTGATATAGTACATCAATCATAAATAAATTAAATAGTGGTAGGGGTGTAAAAACCTCTACCTCTTTAACCTTTAAAACAATATAAGACATGGCATGTACATCTTTGACTAAAGGTAGACAACTAGACTGTAATAGAGTAGCTGGTGGTGTAAAATTCGTATACTTTGCTGTATATGATCAAATATCATCATTTGCGTATGATAGTACAAATTCTGAAGAAATTGATACAATTGATTTCGGTAGTAACAGTATATACAGGTATACAGTCCCTAGGGGTTCTACATCAATAACAGACACAATAACAGGCTCGACAGAGAATGGAACTATATTCTATGCTCCAGCGACTGCTATGGTGTTAAACAGATTAAAAGTAAAAACTCAAGAACAAGTAAAATTATTAGGACAAACTCAAGTGGTTATCTTTGCTCAACTTAATGCTACTCATCCAGCTACTGGTAATGATGTTATCATGGTGTTAGGTATTAACAATGGTATGCAGCTAAATAGTGGAACTGAAGAAAGCGGCGCTGCCTTCGGTGATCGTTCGGGATATACTCTCAACTTTGACGGATTAGAGAGTAGACCAATGGCTATGTTAGAAGATGTAGCAGCTGGTGCGGCATATTTTTCTAATTCTGGTATAACTAACTTAACTAGTATAATTTCTACTGACGCTTAATATTATTTGTAGTTTTATTATAGCTTGATGGAGGTGGGGTGGTTAGGCCATCTATAGATTTATCTAGCGTTCATCATAAAAAGGAGTGGCTTCGGCTACTCTTTTTTTTTATTAAGCAAATAAAACCTAAGTATTTATATATTATAATAGTATGATACAAGGAACTACAGAAACAACTTTTAAAGCTTACATTTGTACAGAAGATAATAGAATAGATACTGCTAAAGCATCTACTCAGATTAGGCATTTGTTTAAGATTACAAATGATTTTAGTGGTGCTATAGTTTATTGCTATCCTACAGAAACAATATACAATAGATATACAGAATTTACTTTTACTTATGCTTTAAATCCTGATATGTTTTTAGGGCAGGTAGATTTGAAACCATCAGGATATTACAAATATGAAGTGTATGAGGTAGCGTGGATAGGTTCAGTAACAATAACTGATACAACTGCACCTAATACAGAAACTGATGTATTACCTGTAGCTGATACTAATGGTATTGTAAAAGGGTTAGTTACAAAAGGTAAACTCTTTATAGATGATAAATCTGGTACAGCTCAAGTACAATATACTCAACATCCAGAACCATCTGAAAACAACTATATATGGTATGGTGATAGTGGTTTTGAAAATGCTTTCAGTTTAGATTTTGATGGAGTAGATGATTATGTAGATTGTGGTGATGCACCTATATTTACTATAAATCATTCAGCTGCTAATAGAGGTTTTTCAGCATCATTATGGATTAAGCTTACAAGTGGTGCTACAGCATCTCAAGTTATACTAAATAAAAGTGATTTCTTTAGTGCTGGTGCTTTTAGGTATGAATATATAATAAGAACTGATTTTGAGAGTAAACCTAGAATAATTATTTATGGTGGTGATAGTAGCTCTATATTCCAGCAATTTGTAATAGATACTGTTTTAGCAGCTGATGTATGGTATCATATAGGATTTACTTATGATTTAGGTGATGGTTCTACATCTATCTTAGGTTACTTAAATGGAGTACAAGCTACAGCAACAAGTGGAGGAACTTATACAAATCAGGGTACATGGAGTGCCCCTGTAAATACAGTCGCACCTTTAAGGTTTGCAAGAAAAGCAAATGATTATGGGCAAATAAAATTAGATGAGGTTGCTTTATTTGATGATACAGTAAGTGGTGGTAAAATGATATCATATTATAATAATGGTGAACCAACTAACTTAGCATCTGAATCACATATAATAGGATACTGGAGGAATGGTGATCCTAATGGTACAGCATCATTCCCTACTATAGATGATTTAACATCTTTTGATAATGATGGTACTATGACAAATATGAGTAGTAATGATATAATAAATGATGCACCATAATGATATATGTAATATTTGAAATAGCAAATTTAGATACAGTAAACTTTAATGAAGTATTAGAGAATAATGCTGATACATTAAGGTTATCAATAGATGGTACAAAAACAGTATTGAAATTTAATGGTAATACACCAGATTTTTTAGTAGGTTTACAACAATATAACCATCAGGAAATACTTGCAATAATGCAGACACCTGAATGGAATAACAGATAATAATTATGAAAGAAATAATAAATATTAATTTAGAAACAAGTACGGCTCCTGAGATAAAAGAAGTTAGTAATAAAGAATATATTACTTATGGTACTGAAAACTGGGCTAATTTATATCCTCAGTTTTTAATTGATTTATATTATAACTCATCTACTCAGGCAGCTATTATAAATGCTACATCTGAGATGATATCAGCTGAAGCTTTAGTGATTGAAGATGAAGAGGATAGAAATCTTGAAGCTAGAGTTAAACTAGAAAACTTTATGAATAGAGCAAATGGGAATGAGAGTTTACATGAGGTTATAAAAAAGATAGCTTTTGATTTTAAGTTACAAGGAGCTTTTGCCTTAAATATTGTTTGGACAAAAGATAGAACTGAGATAGCTGAAATCTATCATGTCCCTGTAGAAAAGGTAAGAGCTGAAAGACCAGATGAGTTTGGTAAAGTAAAAGCTTATTATTTATCATCAGACTGGGCAAATACTAGGCATAATAAACCTATAAGGATACCAGCTTTTAATGTTAATGATAGAACATCACCAAATCAAATAATGTATAGTGGATTGTATAGCCCTAACATGAATGTCTATCATACACCTGATTATGTTGCTGCTAATAACTGGGCTTTATGTGATCAGAAAATTGCTGAATTTCACCTAAATAATGTGACTAATTCTTTTTCTGGAAGTTACATGATTTCCTTCAATAATGGTATACCAACAGCTGAAGAGAGATATCAAATAGAAGAAAGCTTAAAAGAAAAATTTACTGGCAGTAAGGCAGCTGGGCGTTTTGTACTTACATTCTCAGATGATAAAAGTAGAGCCCCTGAATTGATGCCTTTAAATACAGCTGATTTAGACAAACAATATCTCGCCTTACAAGAGCTACTCGTTCAAAATATTCTTACAGGGCATCGTGTTACCTCGCCAATGCTGATGGGAATAAAGAGTGATACAGGCTTAGGTAATAATGCAGATGAAATTAATAGTGCTGCCAATTTTTATTTGAATACAGTTGTAAAACCATTCCAAGACCATATAGTAAAAGAGTTAAGAAAAATATTCCAAGTGAATAACATGGATATGCCTGTAAACTTTGTACAGCTAAAACCTATTACTACAAGATTTACAAATCAAGATTTGATGGCTGTTATGACTCAGGATGAAATAAGAGAGGAACTGGGCTTGCCACCATTAGATGAAGAGGTAGAGGTAAAAGAAAATTTAGCTAAAGTAGGAACTATGATTACAGATGGTAAAGAGTTACCTTTATATGAAACAATAGAGGAAGCTGAAGCTGAAGCTAAAAGAATTGGATGTAAAGGCTATCATGAACATACTCAAGATGGTAAAACTTACTACATGCCTTGTGAAAACCATGACCAAATAAAAGGTTTAAAGCTAAAACATAAACAAGAGTTTGATGCTTTTATAGATGGTATGGAAGATGTACCTGAAGAATGGGAGTTAATAAGTGAAGAGGTTGTAGATGGTGAACATCAAGAGTTTGATTTT